TATGAGTGGAAGAAAATCAAAACAATTAAGACGTAGAGCAGAAGACTTACTTATTGAGTGGTTAAGAACTATGGTTCCAGATGGAGAAGATACATCTAAGATACACAGAAATAATCTGAATGAGTTCTTGCCAGAACAAACACACATATTTGCTAACAATAGATTTCTTCTTAGTGCATATAGTTTAAGATGGTTTTACAAACAGGTTAAACGGAATCCACAGCTAACGCTTGGAGACCTTAATGCCTAGAAGAGTACCAAGAAAACCTAGACCCAAAAAGATTAACGTACCTAAAGGGTATGACAGTAGATGGGAGTATGACATTCATTTGGGTATACTTCAAGACTGGAAACACCATTGGGATGTCATACAATATGTTGTTGAACATAAATACGAAGCTGACTTTGTTAGAGAGATAGATGGTAAAACAATTTTATTAGAAGCCAAAGGTAGGTTTTGGGACCACGCTGAGTACAGTAAATACATTCATATCAGAAAGGTTTTACCTAAAGATACTGAGCTAGTTTTTTTATTTCAAAAGCCTTTCTCTCCTATGCCGGGAGCCAAGGTAAGGAAAGACGGAACAAAACGTACCCATGCTGAATGGGCTGAAACAAATAACTTTACATGGTACAGTGAGGATACTTTACCTGATGATTGGAGACACAATGAACTATAAATTTAATGAAGGACAATTAATACAAGAACTAAAAGAATATATTGATGGTACATATGGTGAACACTATGCTTCTGATAAGTACCAAGCAACAGATATCATCATTGATTCTGGACATGGAGAAGGTTTTACTCTTGGTAATATTATGAAGTACGCTAAACGTTATGGAAATAAAGATGGAAAGAACAGAAAAGACTTGCTAAAAATCTTACATTATGGTATAATAATGCTTAACATTCACGACACAGAGAACTCATAATGGTAGATGATAAAGTAGGTATCAAGGAATATCTTGGTATAAAAATAAATTATAGTAATGAAAAAAATTTAGATAAGTTCAGCCTTGACACACTCAAGGATAGATATTTATGGGAGAATGAAACACATGCACAAGAAGCATTTGCCAGAGCATCAGTCTTCGCAGCCACCTACAAAGGTCACACAGATTTTGAATTGGCTCAAAGACTTTATCACTACAGTTCCTCTTGTTGGTTCATGTTTAGCACTCCTATACTTAGTAACGGGGGAACAAGTCGTGGTCTTCCTATTAGCTGTTTCCTCAATTATGTACCTGATAGCAGGACTGGTCTATCAGATCATTATGACGAGAATATTTGGTTGGCAAGTTCAGGTGGAGGTATTGGTGGATATTGGGGAGACATCAGGAGTAACGGTGTTTCTACTACTCACGGTAGTAAGTCTACTGGTTCAATTCCTTTCATCCATGTCGTAGATTCACAGATGTTAGCCTTTAATCAAGGCACCACAAGACGTGGTTCTTATGCAGCTTACATGGACATATCTCATCCAGAGATTGAAGAGTTCATTAACATGCGTAAAGAATCAGGTGGAGATATTAATCGTAAGAATCTTAATCTTCACAACGGTATTAACATTACCAATGAGTTCTTGAAAGCTGTTGAAGATGATGCAGACTGGAGATTGGTAGACCCTAAAAGTAATGAAGCGATTAAGGTTGTTAATGCTAGAGACTTATGGTGGCAGATCATTAATGCTAGAGCAGAGACAGGTGAGCCTTACATGGTCAACATCGATAGATGTAATGAAGCTTTACCAAAAGAACAGAAAGATTTAGGATTAGAAATCAAACAGAGCAACCTTTGTTCTGAGATTACTTTACCTACAAATGAAGAGAGAACAGCAGTATGTTGTTTATCTTCTGTCAACTTAGAATACTTTGATGAGTGGAGTGAGAACCCTGTGTTCATTGAAGATTTAATTACCATGCTTGACAATGTTCTTCAACATTATATTGATAACGCTGTCGACACAGATAACTTAGGAGAGTACAATGCAAACTTTAAAAGGTTTCAAAAACATATTAAGCCGGGCAAAGAAGGGTTTCTTAAATCTGCCTACTCTGCTTATCGAGAAAGGTCGTTGGGTCTCGGTGCGATGGGCTTCCATTCGTATCTCCAATCACGCAACATTCCTTTTGAAGGTATCTTCGCTACGGGTTTCAATTATAAAGCTTTTAAATACATTAAAAAACAGGCAACCAAAGCTTCTGAAAGACTTGCAGACGAAAGGGGTGAAGCTCCTGATGTCAGTGGCAGTGGCAGGAGGAACGCTAATCTACTCGCTGTTGCTCCTAACGCTAGTTCTAGTATCATATGTGGTGGTACTTCTCCTTCGATTGAGCCATATCGTGCTAATGTTTATACGCACAAGACTCTCTCAGGTTCTTTCCAAGTTAAGAACAAATACCTAGAAGAGATACTACAAGATAAAGGTTTAAAGAAAGATGAGTTGATTGCATTGTGGAAAGACATTGCAGGTAACGAAGGTTCAGTCCAGCATCTAGATATATTAACCGAGGAAGAAAAAGAAATATTTAAAACTGCTAATGAGATAGACCAGATATGGATTATAGAACATGCTTCTAAACGTCAAGAGTTTATCTGTCAAGCACAATCAGTTAATCTTTTCTTTACACTTCCTAAAGCTACCGAACCACAAGAAGTACATGATGAGTACATGCAGTACGTTAATGATGTACACTGGTATGGTATGAACAAACTAAAGTCTTTGTATTACTTTAGAACTAATGCTGCTAGAAATGCAGAGAACGTAAACATTAAAGTTCAGCGTATTAAATTAGATGATGCTGAATGTATAGCTTGTGAGGGATAGTATGGGTTGTTGGCACTGTGGAACAGAATTAATATGGGGTGGAGATCACGACATAGAAGATGAGAACGATGAGTATATTATGGAAACTAATTTAAGTTGCCCTAAATGTAACTCGGCTGTTATCATTTATTTACCAAAGGATTAATATGAAACAATCAGAATTTGACAAGGTGTTTAGTCAGAAGTTTTCTGGCTTTACAAGTAGGATGTGGTTAGATTATTGTGATGAACATAGAGACCCATTCTCAAAAACAAAAGATTACGCAGGATACGTAATTGAAAATTTAAAATATTTAGTTAAGAGATTTAACAAGGAGAACAGATGAGCTTATTAGATACAAGAGATTACTACAAACCATTCGATAACCCGTGGATGTTTGACTACTATGTCTTACAAAACCAAATGCATTGGATGCCGGAGTCAGTCCCATTACATACAGATGTTAAAGACTGGCAAGAGTTAGATTCAAAAGAAAAGAATTTACTTACACAAATCTTTAGATTGTTTACTCAATCTGATGTAGATGTTGGTGCAGGATATGTTGACAGATACATGCGTATCTTTAGAAAGCCTGAAGCTAGAATGATGATGGGTTCGTTTGCGAACATGGAGTCTATTCATCAACATGCATACAGCTTACTGCTTGATACAGTTGGTATGCCTGAGATAGAGTACAAAGCTTTTGCAGAGTACGAGGAAATGGCTGATAAGCATGAGTACGTACACAAGATTAAGACAACTAAGTCTGATAAGAAAAGTATTGCAAAAACTTTAGCAGTCTACTCAGCCTTTACAGAAGGACTACAGTTGTTCTCAAGCTTTGCAATCTTGTTAAACTTTCCAAGGTTCGGCAAGATGAAAGGTATGGGACAGATAGTTACTTACTCTATACGTGATGAGTCTATGCACGTGGAAGCCATGACTAAATTGTTTAGAGAGTTTATCCAAGAGAATATAGATATATGGACAGATGATTTTAAAGCAGAACTCTACGAGATTTGTAGACAGATGGTAACACTAGAAGATAAATTCTTAGACCTAGTGTTTGATATGGGAGACCTTGAAGGTCTTACCAAGAAAGATATGTATGCTTACAATAGATACATAGCCGATAGAAGATTACTACAGTTAGGATTAAAAACAAACTATGACCAACGTGAGAATCCTCTAGGTTGGTTGGATGAAGTGATGGGTGTTGAACATCAGAACTTCTTTGAAGGTCGTGCTACTTCTTATATGAAAGCAGGACTACGTGGTAGACAAGATAAGATAACCTTTGCAAACTTGGAGAGTGATAATGGTTAATAAGAACGAAGCAAACTTAGTAAGTTTTAAAGTGCTTCTTACACGCAAGAATGAAATAGTTACAGAGTTTAGTATGTTACCGGAGGATATGGTCGATGAGATATTCCCTCTTGATGAGAGAGACTTAATCAAAACAATCCTCCGTAACGGTAAGTCAAAGATGGGAGACTTACATAATTATTTTCAAAGAGAGTTAAACGTTTTGAAATAACTATCCTGCTAAAGGATTCTTATTCTCTTCTTTAAATATTTTTATATCAGTCTTAACACTTTCGATATCAGCTTTCATACCTGACATATCAGACTTGATAGACTCGAGGTTATTAATCTTAAGTAAGATAGTTTCATCAATAGTTTTATTAATATATTCTACTGATGTTTCTAACGCTTCAATCCTATTGATAACCTCATCCACTCCTTGCTCAGTTTCTTTAGCTTGTTGAGCTTTTGATTCTAAGTTTTCTATTCTATTCACATAGGTCGCACCTGTGTACCCAAACCCTGCAAGAGTTCCAATGATACCCATCAATGCAATAAACTGTGTTGTTTTATTTTGTAACCAATCCATATTATTCTCCGTTTTGTTTTTGTTGCCAATCATTTATGGCTTGTTTTATACTATCTTCTGCTAACACACTACAATGTAACTTGATAGGTGGTAACTCCAAAGCTTTAGCTATGTCTTTATCTTTTATCTGACAAGCTTCTTCTATTGTCTTTCCTTTTAACATGTCAACAAACATAGTGCTTGATGCTATTGCTGATCCACAGCCATAAGTTTTAAACTTAACATCATCAATGACATGTCTGTTACCATGTAGTTTACATTTAATTTGTAACTTCATTACATCACCACATGCAGGTGCCCCAACCATACCCGTACCTACATCTAAATCTTTAGGGTCAAATCTACCAACTGAATATTTTTCCGGGTTATTTAAAACTCCTTCAAATCTATCTACAACTTTACTTGAGTATGCCATATTATAGTGGTGGTTGTAGTTCTCTCATTTCAATCAGGGTTTCTAAACTCTGACCTGCCATTTGATAAAAGCCTTCGATGTTATCTGACAACATATTGTTGGCATATATATCTGTTGACTCGTACCATGTATCTTGATCGGGCAATGTAAC